CTATTTTAATTTTTTTCTGTTGTTTTTTGGATTGACGTATCGCTTGTTTGATTGCAGTAGATATTTTTCTAAGTAATGTGGCTGATGTTGCTTCTGTGGTAGAAGGTCTTTTCTTTTTATCTACTACTTTATCGACCACTCTATCTTCCGTAGTAACTTCATCCACCTCTACTTCTATATCTTCAAGTACCGTTACAGTTACTTCTTCATCCGCTGTTGTATCTGTTTCACTAAGAGCAAACACTTGTCCTGTAACTATTGGAGCATCAGTACCCTCTTGATCTACTTCTCCTTGTATTTCATTTAGAATGTCAAAGTCTGTATCTTGTAGCACTTCATTGTTTTGTATTTTTTTAGCTACCATTACTAGCGCTCTTAAGACTCTGTCAGGATCTTTGGAAAGTTCTTTTTTAGCTTTACCTAAACCAAGTAAAGATGCAATGCTTTCAACAAAATTAGTTACACTATTTAATGCTTTAGAATTTCTTCTGATTATATCAAATTTTTCACTTATCAACCCTAATGCTTCAGATAAAAATTCTTCAGTTTGCATTGGTTTTTTATATAATTGAGTGAATTTAAATAAAGACTTACCAACATCCTGAAGTTCCTTGTCGTTAGAGTTTTGTAAAGTTTTTTGTAATTCTTTTACCATTTTATCAGTAATTCTTCTCACCTTAGCTTTATCACGACCAAACCTTTTATATAAAACCGCATGAAACAATTCATGTACTAATGTTTCTATTCCTTTATCTCCATCTAAATTTGTTACATCAATAATTATAGCGGTTGACCCATCTCGTTTAAGTCTAAAAGCCCCAACTGAATTGCTTTTTCCTCTTAAATTTTGATAAGCACTTTTTGTTTCTGCAAAAATAATTTTTGTATCAGGAATTACTTTACCTAATAGATTAGCCGCCCTCTTTAAAGTTCTTAATTTTTTGTTATAGGCATTTGTTATTTCGCTTTTTATTTTATTAAACCTTCTTTTTCCTTGAGGTGTTTTAGTGTTGAATCCTTCTTCCCTGGTTTGTGAACTTGCTTTTCTAGATATACTTTTATTTCTTCCTTCTGTTCCAACATTAACGACGTTTTTATTTTTGTTTTCTGTTTGGTTAAGAAGACCTTCTAATTCTTGTTCTGCTTGTTCTTCTGTTATAGCTTCTACCTCAGCAACAACTTCATCTTCAGGTATTACCTCCTCCTGCGTTGTCGTGTCGACGTCACTGTCGGTGTCGCTGTCACTCGTTCCGGAAGGTCGCTGAACCTCACTGGGTACTCCTTCAGCCACTTCCCCAACAGTTGTGGATTCGTCTTGGCTAGTTTGCGCCACTGCGCTCGGCTTCGTACTGGCATCTTGTTCTTGTTTTAAAATTTCTTGTTTTTTGTTTGCAATGTCTTGCTCGGAAAAGCCTATTAGGTTTTCACCTCTCTCTTCTCTCCCTTGGTTTTCTTTAGTTATAGCATCAATAGCTTCTTGATTACTTATTTCTCTTTCATCTTTTATATCAGCCGATGGAGTTACTTTTTTCTTGCCTGCTTCGTTAGAAATTCTTTTGATTTCTTTATCGATTGCAGCTATTCTAGTGTTAGTATCTTCACTAAAAACCTCATCTTGTGTCTTTAATAAATCTTGAAGTCTAGTTTTTTCTGCTAATAAATTAGTTAATTTAATAGACAATGATGAATTTCTTAGATTTTCAGGTAATTTATTTTTATACTGATGATAATTCTTAACTTCATTTACAATTTTGTCTGCGCCAATCTGATCAATTAATCCTTGCTCAACATACATCTTCATGTATTTTTGAAACAATTCTTGATTAGAACCTAAGCGGTTAAAAAAAGTAACTCGTGAAGTGTTAATACTTCCTGCTCCACCTAGTAGGCCTGCGGATGCAAACGCAGCAATAGAGTTATTCATTACACTGGTCTTAGTAAAAACAGGTTTAAATAATTCTTTACCTACATTTTCGTTTATTTTATTTTTTGCATATTGCTCACTAAGTAATTCTAAGTTTTCTTGAACTGCTTCGAAGGTACCTTCAACAGCTCCTCCTTTTAAAAAATCCAATACTTTACCAGGGATATTGTTAGTAGTTTTGTTTTTAATTAAATACTGAGCTATTTCTTTTGGTGATGTTCTAGCAAATAATTGTTGACCACCTATGTTTGGAGAAATTGTAACTGCAGTTATAGCTCCTACCAAACCTGTTGTTGTAGCAACTTCATTAGCATATTTATGAGATAAATTATCGGGTAATCCCTGCTCTCTACCTTCTTCTAATACTTGATTGTAAGTAGATGAATAAACTACAGCTCCAGTACTTAACATTGCGTTAGTTCTCATGGTAGCTTCTTTAGTTAATTTACCCATCCCTATAGCTGAAGTAAGTTTACCACCCCCCTTTAAAAGCGCTCCTGTACCCTTCATTCCTACAAGTTGAACCGCAAGATTCCCTGTTACATTGGCACCCATTTGATAAGTACCATACGTACTAACTGTTGACTCTGTTGTGTCAGATAGTTTAGCTTTATTTTTTATTGCATTTAAATCAATACCAGCTTGTTCTCCAAAAAAAGCAACATCCACTTCTCTTTCTTCGTCTATTATTTTACCCTCTGGTGTTACAATATATTTTTTTCCATCATGGATTACTGCTTTTCCTTCAGCATATCCAAATGATGTAGGATCTGTCCATAATAAATTATTTAAATTTCTATGTATCCTTAAATCTTCTGACATAGAATCTAAACCTACGAAATCTAACACAGTAGAACCTAAATCTACAGTAGCTCCGTAACCTCCTTCTAATATTTCTCTACCTCCTTCATATCCACCATGTATAATATCTCCAGGGTTATATAACCCCATGTCTCCTGATGTATATTCTTCAGCTAACCTAACCTTTTTTTTGTATAAATGATTATTTAAAAAAGGTAAATTTTGACGATTGTATTCACCAAAATTTAATATTAATTCTTTTCTGTTTTGTTTAAGTTTTTTTAAAGCATCTTTGTTTTTCTCTGGATTTAATTGTAACAAAGCCTCTCTGTCATCTAATGTTTTTATTTTATCTTGAATGTATAATCCTAGAGCTTGTGATTTCTGTACGTCTAAAGCTAAAGCACCTCTGTCTGCATCATCTTCATCATCAAAATCCTGGTTACTATATTTATCTATTAAATCTAAATTACCATCTTGAACCGACTGAATAATCCTATTTCTTTTATCTAGCCCAGCTTCTGTGGTAACTTCTTCGTCAAAGTAATTTGTAAGTTCGTTTAAATTAAATCCACTTAAGCCGCTATACAAGCTCTCAACTATTGCAAGTTTAGCAGGGTCAGCATCAACTTTTTTTGATAATTTATTTGTTTTTGCGCCCGTCATAGTTTGCGCATCTGTAGATTGAGTTGGATCAAAAGATTTATACTTATAAATAGAATCATCAGAAGTATTATCTACATAAACTTCTAATTTTTCTTTAACTTTTTGTTCAAATTTTTCAATAACATCAGGGTTGTTTTCTAGAAATGTATTTAATTCATCTTCACCTGTTATATTATCTAACTCAGGCATTTCAGTAATTATTTCACCTATTATTAAATTTTGATTTATAACATAAGGTTTGTTTTGGTTAAACTCTATACCTTTGTTTGTTTCAGATGGTGCAGATTTTACAATAGACTTTACTTTATCGTCTAATGAAGTTTTTTCTAATAATCTTTCTGTTACTTTTGATTGATTTACTCTACCCTTTCGTTCCTCTTCGGGTTTAATCAAATCTTCTTGCACTTCAGTTAGTCCCATCTCAGGAACAGTAGGGTCTAATCTTTGAATACGAGGTATTGTTTTTTCTCTTTTTTTAAAAAGATTATCTACCTGTTCTGGATCAATATTTAATTTTGAACCCGAAGGTAAGTTCGAGCTTTGATATTCGGAAGGAAATAAGTCTGGAAAATTTTCTTCTTTTTTTTTTAAGCCAAGTAATGCTTCGAAGTTAAGCTGATCTGATTTATAACCTTCTTCTTTAGCCATGTTGTAGGCTAAGTCTGCAGCTTCAGTGTTTGTTTGAAGTAGTGTGTAGAATTCAGACATATCCCCATTGTAACCCTCTTCAACCGCTTGATCATATGATACTCTTAGTGCTTCTTGATTCATTTTAGATACTTAATTATTAAAATTTTGAAAATCTTCCATCATCTCTAGTTGAAAGGGATCCAACTGGAGCTTGTTTAGAATTCATAATTTTTTGTAAGGTTGCAAGATCTACATCTCCTGTTACTGTATTCACTATAGTATAAGTTTTTCCGTCCTCTATAATTACTAAACTTCCTCCTTCATCTTGCTCAAGCTTTAATGATTCAGTCTCTCCTGCCTTATTAGTAAACGAAAGAGAGTTTCCTAATTGTTGTTGATATTGTTTATTTAACTCTTTTATTTGTCTCTCCTTTTCCGATTTACTTAAACTTTCCTTATCTTGTATCGCTCGAATAGCTGTTGTCTGTTGTTTTGCAGCATCTTTGAACTCATCATTAATTATATTTGTTTGCTCAATAGTAGTAGGTCTTTTTAAATCTAACCCATAGGTTTCTGTATCAGAAAGAAAAGGAGTGTTATACATTGAATTGAATGTATCTCTTTGCTCTTCTGAAAGTCCACTTGAATATCCAGATTCAATATCTGAAAATTGTTGAGTGGTTAATTCACCACCATTAAATATAGGAAATAATTCCGCGGTTATTTGGCTTTTAGTTTTTACATTACCCTTTGGATCTCTAAACTGAACTGGAACAGGTTTTGCAGATGTATTGGTATATATTTGCATACCTATGTTTCTACCTCCATCATCTCTCAGATGTTGAATTCTAGTTATGCCACTAAATTGATTTTGTAATTGTGTAGCTGCTGACTCAACTGTATTAGAATCTGGTGACTGTAAATCTGCAACTAACGCATAAACATCTCCTCCGCCTTTTATTGCATCCCTCTGTTTTTGGTTATATAATCTTTCAGATGGAGTAACAGTTCCACCTGCTGTTTCTTTATAATCTAATTGAACACTAATGGCCTTACGCATAATTTCTTTAGCTCTATCGGAATGTTTATTTAAAGATTCAGAATCAGGTTGTAACATACCGTTTCCGTCATGATTTACAAGAATTGTATTTTCATTTACTTCTTCAGGATTTTGAGTTAATTCAAATCCATTTTGAGTTAGTATACTTAAAAAATCTCTTCCTGTGCCTTGATTGATAACCCCGTCAATAAAAGTGTCTCTTGCCTTAACAAAATCAGGTTGCGACGCTATATCTTGTATAGTCATACTTGGATAAGCTTTTTGGTATTGACCTAAAGTAGCAGCAAATCCTTTAGCTCCTTCTGTTATATTATAATTTTTAGGTAAATCTTTTTGTCTAGCATTCATGTTAGTGAATCCTACCAAAGTACCATCTTCAGTTTGTGAGTATAGTCTACCATCTGTATTAATTACTAGCCTACTATTTTGAATGTCAGTCGCTTTTTGCATTCCATCAAAACTAAGTAATGCTAGCTTAGAACTATCTCCTGCATTTACAGCTTCTATTGCTGCAGCATAATCTGTGTTAAAAGTGTCCGCTGCTGTTTGAAATGAATTCCAGTCATCTTGAAGTAGCTGTTGACTTCTAGTGTAAGAATTAGGATCTAGCTTTCCTTGCTTAAGCAATTTGTTTTGCATTAGCATATAATCTTTGACTTGTGTAGATCCATCTAACACATATCCATTAAAGGTATTGTTGCCTCCTGCTTGATAGTCTCTTAAATCAGTTAGTAGTTCGTCGGTTTTTGTTTGTATTTCACCACGTTGTTTTTGTCTTTCTTCGTCTACTGTTTGTATTTCCTTAACAATATCACCTGTTATTTTTGACCAATCAACTGGTACAAAACCTTCTCCAGAATCAAACATTCCTGAGAATCTATTACTGCTTTGATTATTACTTTTTGCCATATTATGTTAATTCGCCTGGTATTTCTGTAACTACTTCTCCAAGTGATGTTATATACTCTCCCATTAATTTATTTTCAGGATCATTTAATAAGTCAGTTAGTTCTTCTGTTGATTCTGAACGTGTATTTATATAATCTACAAACCCCTCTCTGTCAACGTCTCCAGGTGCAGTTTCTATTTGTGCGTCTATAGCTCTGTTAAATCTTCTTTTTTCTCCTCCAAATAAATCAGAACCCTCTAACAAAGATGAGCCTAATGCTCCTACTGACTTACCTGCCGAAGCTACTGCTAATGCTTGGGTGTTTGCTCCTGCTGCCGCTCTTTTTTGTGCAGCTGACCCAGCTGCTGTTAACATTTGAAGTTCTAAATCTTGTTGTTGTTGTTCAGCTTGAATGATAGCTTTATCACGAGCAAGTAATTCTTTTTCTAATATTCCTCTATTTTTTTCTTCTTGTGTTAATATTTGCTCTCCTACTACAGGAACTGCTCCTAAAACACTTCTTTGGCCTGATCCTCTTACAGCATCTAATAATTGCTTTCGATTTCTTAAAGAATCTTTCTGAATTTGTTCCATTGCAATAGTTGGTATACCTAATTCTAAATCAGGTATTCTACTAATATTATCTCTTGCTTGTGCGATTGCTATTGCCGCTTCTTCATTAGCTCTATCTATAGCTCTTTTAGACGCTGTTGCTTGAGATAAAGATCCAGCTAATCCAAAAACCGCGCCGACCGCACCTAATGCTGCTGATAATCCGTCTGCCATAATAATAAATTTAAAATATTAATAACAAAGATACAAATTTTAAGGGTAACTTTTAAACATACTGCTTTTAACAGCAAACAGTTCTGTTGCTATAGTGTCTGAATTAGTAAGTGTAAATTCTAAATAATGACCTCTTACGCCATGCGATTCAGCTACACTGTTTTTAATATAACATATAAATGAGGTTGCAGTTGGTATTGCACCACCCACAATAGTGGTATCAATAGTTACTGTATTTGATGTATGAGACATAACAGTCCCTCCTAAACTAGGCGTATTTCCAAAATAAACTACATCTCCATCAGATATAATTGATCCCACATCTACGTTAAAAGTCAACACGACTAGGGCTGGATTAGTGGAGTTTACTGACACAACATCTCCTATTCCGTTGGCTGACCTTAAATTAAAATTAACAGTATTTTGATCTGCTCTTAAAAACGAAAACCAATCTGTTTCTTTTTGAACAAAATAAGAAGAAAGTAAACTACCTCCTGGATTATGCATATCAGAATTATATGTTGCTGACCATGCACTATCAGATTCTAAATAAATTGTTTTAAATAATTTTACCTCTAACGGCTTGGTGTTAAATATAGTAGATATAGTAGAGTTATAACTTACACCATAATAATTATTTCTTACTGTATTTGTATTATGTCTATATAATTTACCACCTTTAAATGAATAAAAATAATTATTCATACCAATCATTTTTTCAGGAATGAATGAATAGAATGATGGCCATCCTTTTGAAGTTTCGCTATATGTTAATGTTATTGCTGCCATATTTTTATTTTATATTGGTGATCCACAGCCACCGCCGCTACCTCCAAAGAATAATCCTGTTATTAGACCACTAGCATTTATTTCAGCTATTCTGTATGTTGTACCCGATGGTGTGGATTCACCGCTTACTGCGCTATATGCTACATACATAGTGCCAGAGCCCGCGCCTGATGGAAGCTCACTAAACACATCACCAATTGTTACACTTGCAAAATTATGATTATTTGTTGTCTGTGCTTGTTGTGACATTACATAACTAGTTCCACTACAAAAATCAGATTTAGTTGATCGAGCACCAGTTATATATATATAATTACAAGTGACACATGCTGCTGTTACCGCTAATATTCCACTTGATTGTTCTCTTACGTTTCCAAAAGTATCTTTATAAAATCCATCTGTAGCTAAAGTTGTAAGATTAGCGTCGGTATAAACAGACGTGGCTGTAGTAAAGCTAGACGTATTTAAATAATATGGAGCTGATGTACCTAAGCAACAAGCATTATTCGCTGTTGTTCCATATTCTAATGTAATAGAAGCCACACCTGCATAATTGTATATTAAGTATAAATACGTTTGATTACTTGGATTACTGTATGTAAAGTTTGCTTCATAATATCCTGTTGATGGATTAGTCACAGTAGTTATATTTCCTCCTGATACTGTAGCCGCCGCCACCAATGCATTTATATCTGCTTGAGAAGATGTGTATAGTGTATTCGATACTAAAAATGAAAACTTATCTGCTGCTGACGGAATGCTTCCTGAATATCCTGCAGATGGACTAAAGACTAAAGTATCAAAATTTATTTTATTTGAAGCCATGTATACAGTAGCGTTATTAGCTGGAAACAATCCTTCAGATTCAACCCCTGTTATGCTAGTATACCTAGCTAATCTATTAGTATCAAATGGAGTAAAGCTAAAAGATGTTTGTGCGCTTTCTACTGGACTAGTGGTTGTACCATCACTCCAATAAAACTCATCATGTATAAACAACCCATCATCTGACACTGACCCTAGAGATACATTTACTATAGTTAAATTATTTACCGTAGGACAATTAACTTTAAACTTAGCTGTGTAAGAACCGGTTGGTGTTATTGTAATTTTTAAATTAGTAGGATTGGCTGTATTTTTATTGAAATTAAAAGTGCCTGTTCCAGTAGCCGCTGGAATATTGCCTGATACTGAACTCCATACATAATCGATAGCTACAGTTCCTGTAATTGCGTAACTCACAACTACATTTCCTTGTGCTTCTCCTAAATTTACGTTATATATAATTGGATCATTATAATTGTAAGGGCCAAATATAGCGCCACACTCTACAGGTATTTCTGTATTAGATTCATATGCATTAGGGAGTCCTATTGTGTTTGAACTTAAAACGTATTCATTCATATATGGATCAAAGGCTCCTATTTTTTGAGTATCTGGATACGTAATAAAATTATCTCTAAAATAACTTCTCATTCCTAATTCAGAAATAAGTGTTAATTTATCACTGACTCCGCCTGTACCTTTTAATTGAATTACAGCACCTCTATTAGTGTCCGTAAAATACCTACTATCTCCGTATGCAGAAAAACTTTCTGGATTATTGCTTATACCATACTCTTCTATTCTAGCTATTTGAGTTCCTAATACTGCAGTTGAAGTTGCAACTACGCCAGAGCCTTCAGCTGCTTGCAATGCTTGTTTACTTAAAAGTACGTTTGATATTTTATTTTCTTGCAATACTAATAAGTTCGTTTCAAAAGAATGTAATATATTTATATCACCAAAAGATTTTTCTAAATCTTTAAAATTAGCATCGCTTAAATTAAATTCATTAAATCTATTTATGTTGGTATCTGCATTGTATAATCCACTATAAGTTACACCTGCATATCTGTTTGCTTCTTTGTAATTCTCTTCAGATACAGAAGTTGTTCTTTGTCCTAAATTAAAACTAGATCCATCTAGATCGTCTAGGTATTTATAACTTTCAACTCCATTGCCAAAAGAAAAACAATCAAAAAATCCTAACTTTACTAATCCAACTTGCGAACCAGTTTGGTTTTGGTCTCCTGTTTTACTTCCAGATTGATGAAAGCCTCCTGTAATTTCAAACACCTCTTCGTTTTCATAGTATATGTCTAAGTCAGCGTTCAAGGGCTCTGTTTCTAATATCAGTGAAGCCGTACCAATGTTAATGGTTATTTGTCCTTCTATTCTAGTTCTTTGACCACTATCTCCTCCGTTTCCACTTACAAGTCCCAGAGTAAGTTTTGCTCCATTATCTGTGGGTACTACCGCCCCTGAAGCAGGTGGATTTGTACCGTTTACCGTATAAAATCTATATTTATTTTCACCATTAGGTTGAAAAGTAACACCATCAAATGCAGTATCTAAATTACCAATAGTGTTAGTATATACATTAGTTGGTTGTGTTCCAGTTCCTGACGCCACACCTTCTGTAAAATCAATACCTTCACCATTAACAAATTCAAACATTGAGTTGTAATCTTGAGAAGAGACCACAGTTCTATTGTACACGTATGTTTTTTGTTCTGAACTCCCCACTAAAAATCCGCCGTCACTTGCATTTCTGTTAAATTTTAATGCAAAGTTCACTAATGATCCTTCAGGAATATCTATGTTTTCAACCTGTGCATTACCAGAAGCATCTATAGATTCCTTAAAACAAGGAATTCCTGCTTTTGCCGCCGGCCCTCCTCTTTTAGCACTTCTACCACCTATTTGGCCACTTTCAAAAAACCCATTTACATCATCAGTTATTGTAAAGCCTTGAGGTTTAAGGTTCATGTATAATCCCGCAGGTTCTGAAATAAATGGAGCGTTGCTTCCAATACCTTGTGAAGCTTCGGGGGTTAAGAAATTATTTCCTTTTGATTCAATAGCTAAAACCTTAGTTTTTACTATTGTATTCAAAGGCCCACTTACGTCAGCCTTAACAATTAAAGTATCTCCTTTTTTTGATTTTACTTGATTATCTCCTTCAAGTCTAATCCATACTGAATTAGTAGAATCATCATCAAATGAAATCACTGAATAAATAGTTTCGTAAGTATCTTCCGCTCTTTTAATAACAAATTTATATTTGCTTGCCCAAGACGGAGGTATCATCGTAGAAGGTATAGTTACCTTTAAATTGTTAGCAGTGATAGAACTTACAGGAGGTATGTATATAGTATTATTCCTAGAGGTTAATGCTGTTGTGCTTCTTAAATACTCATCCATATACACAATACCCACATCATAGTTTCTATTGCTGTGTAAACTTTTTCTATTCCCATTAGATGAATAGTCTGACTGAGCTATTATAAATTGATAGTATCCAAACATATCTGGATTTGGAGCTACAGCGGGGTCATCAAATTCTGCGGCGACTAATTGAAAACTTACCGAAGAGCTGCCAGGAGTAGTGGTGATTTTTATTGGTTCATCTCTATTGTCTATTCCTGAAAATGTATGTAAATTAGGGGATTGATCAGTAATAGCGCAATTTAATATATCCGTAAACGTAGTACCTGTGCATGGACTTGTTGTAGTAAATGGCACGGTAGGTGTGCCGACTATAGTTGCTGGGGTGCCTATTTGTTCGGTCGCAAAAGTTCCACTAAACAAATCATATATACTATTATAATCTTGATTTAGAGTTATGGTAAAAGTTATGGATGTTGTAGCTTGATCTGGAGTTCCAGGAGGCGATCCTCCGCCTGGGGCATCAAAATCAACTGATTTAAAAGAAAACTCAAAACCTATTTGAGTATCCTGTTTTAACGAAGCTGCATTGTCAATGTTAGAATAATCAAAAGTAGCTACCGAGTTACTAATTGTTTTACTTATATCTATTGTGTATGCACCACTTGATAATACACTGCTAAATTCCTGTAAGTTTATTAACTCGCTTTGTTGAGAAATTGTATAATTTAATTGATTGTTTACATTGTAACCATCTATATAGTTACCATACATCAATCTATTAGCCATTACAGTTTGAGACTTGGCTGTTCTTGGTACGTTGTCAAATAATCTAGTTAATTGGTTATCGCTTAAAGAAGTATATATTTGATTGTGTCTAAATACTTCAGTTCTATTAATGTTGTTAGACCACCCTAGTATTCCTTTCTTAAATTGTTCTACTACATAAACACCTGGTTGATTAGCATATTTAAATAATAAATCGATTTCCTTTACTAATTTGCTACCTGTATTAAATGTGACTTCAGCTGTGTTAAAAGCATTTTCCATACCGCTGTTAGATAAATCACTAGTGTTTAAATCAAAAAAGCTTGGCACAAATGCGATGTCGCTAAATTGAGATATAGCAGAATATTCATCATCTAAATACCTGTATCTATAAGCAAAACTTACAATGTTTTGTTGTAAAAAATTTTCTTCTTGACCGGATTGTAATAAATTAATTGTAGGCGCTGACATTGGTGGCGCTTTTATAACATTTAATTCTGCTGCAGTAATTTGATCCACATCTAAAGCTGTTGGGGGAAGATAAGATCTGTCTACATTAATACATCTTGGAGGATTAATATTGTCTGTAAAAAACAGTAAATTATCTATTATGTTTACAGCATTAATTAAGTAAGTAGGATTGAAGTTTAATACACTTGTAGATATTACGTGATATATTAAATTATTATTAATAACATTAAATGAAACAATCATATCAACTTTAGTTGGTTGTGTTCCAGTTCCTAAATCTTGAACAAACCAATATATAGTGTTATTAGCGCTATCTTCAAGTGATCCTAGACATCTTGTGGTAGCAGGATCTAAAAGAACGCCGTCATAACTTAATTCAGCTATTAATAAATTTCCTTTTGAATTTTCTACAGAACCTATTTCTGTATCTTCAGTAGAGCCTAACCTTACGTTCAACGCATCTACATACTCACCAGGTGGAAGTAATCTTTCATCGACCGATTTATTCATTCGGCCTTTAATAAAATTAGTTTGTATTAATGTCATTTAATCCACTTTGATTGACCTCTAAGATTCATTAAAAGCCTACCTGGATGTATGTCGCTTAGGCGAATTTTTGCATTTCTTAGAAGAGCTGATTTATCTTTTCTCACTCTATTAACTATATACTCTTGTACTCCTAGCTTTGAATTTAATATAGCGTATTTGATGTATGCATATATATAATCTTCAAATAATTTATTAACGCTCACTGATCCATCGTTTCCATTTTCCATACCATCAGAAACATATTCTAGTACACATAATTGATTAGCCATTCCAGAACTAAAATTAATAACTCCTGCTTTTTTGTCTATTCTATATGTAGGATTTACGTTAGCCGTTTCTGTGTTTAACCCAAACCTTGCGCCAATTTGGTAATCAAAATACCAACATCCATCTACATTATATCCTTCTCTGCCGTTATATTGACCTTGACCTAGGTAGATTGATTTTTTTGTACCAGCTATTCTTTCTCTATCTACGGTAGAAAATTCTGCCTGCAAAATATTTCCATTTACATCAAATAATATATCACAATTATTATCCTGCAGATAACTTGTAGCTGAATTAATTTGTATATTCTCACTTAATGGATAAAGCATTCCGTCTTTAAACATTGATATTCTTACGTAGTTTACAAAATCTGGTGGTAAAACAAAGCGTAATTGATCACTAACATCTAATTCTAAAACTTTAATTTCTTTAAAAGCATCATAGTTTAATTCCTGTATAGCTCGTTTTGCGTAAAACAAAACCTGATATCTAGTTACATTATTTATTAGTTGAAGATTGTCATTGTATATAAGCATAAAATTATTTACAACATCTTCCAATGAAACATATTGATAGCTACCCCAGTTTTGATTTGTAGGAGCGGTTCCTGAATTTTCATAATATTGATAACCTGTTAAGTATGCCATAATCTTATTGTTCTGTTAATCTGTCTTCTGCTTCTAATGATTGTCCAAATTTAGTTACGTCTGCTTCTCTGATTGAGACGCCAGCATATTGTAATATTTTATTTACAAGACCATTCATATCTGAAATAGGTAATTCAAAATCCTGATAATCAGAAGCAGATGCATTAAACACCGGTTCGCCTTCAGATAAAACTGTAAATGTCCACTTAGGCGCTAAGGGATACCTGACATATTGCGCGTGTATATCCGCTGCTCCAGTGATAGTCGTAGGGTAAACGGTAACTGTATTCCCTAGTGCCGTTCCAGTTGCGCTATCTAATACATATGCTGGGAACATAGTAGTAGGAGCAGCAATATTAGAATTGGTTAAATAAAATATTTTGTTTTGTGTAACTCTTTCTACTTCTTTTATGTGAGTATTAGAGTAAATAATATATTTTTTTCCAGCAGTGTTAAATATATTTTCAGTTATACCAACTTTGAATGTAGCCACTGCTGTCACAATAGCTTGTGTGCTGTCTGTGANGTTAACCACTAGGTTTCCAACTTGAACTGTGCTTAAAAAATTTTGANTTAGATCTGTAAGTACAAATGTAGACGCAGGTGTATCCGAACTTCCTGAAGTCAATACGTTAGAATAATAGAATAATTTATCTACTAAGTAATAATCACTAGGTAGATTGTAAGTATTTGCGTTGGCTTGAGTTAAAAATGTGTTTACAGAAAAACTATCTATAACTTCAATTATACCCTTGGTAATATTTGCATATCCTGTCCCGGATTTACGCATTACTTCTGCGTTTAACTGATTGTTGTATAGATAGAAATAATCCTCGAATATATCAAGTTGCGCTTGCTCTGCAAATAAATTAAAATCACTAGGAGAAATGTATCCGTAGTTGTTTTTATTTATTACAGCCATGACTGCATTTCGTACTTCGTTTATCATCGTATCATTTGTTTATACAAAGATACATAAAAAAAAGACGATTTGATTTATTCGAGGATATACTCCTTTATTTATCTAGCATTTTCTTTAATAGCTTGTATGATTCAATACCTTCGTCTGTTTGAAAATAAGAAGCTACAATAAAAGATGGTTCTTCACCATGAGGAACCGTAAGCATTTTAGTTTTATTTTTCTTTAAATTAAAATACACATCTCTATTTTTGTTTCTCATTTGCAACAATGTAGCGCTAAACATTTTAACTACTTCATCTTGTAACCCAACCATTGGGTCGTTAATTAAATCTAAAAATTCTTGCGGGTCTCTTCTAGCAAATACCATTATATCTCTTTTAAGCTCCGCTGTCGTCATTTTATCTGCTATAACACCTAATACTACTCTAGAAATACTTTCGAGCTTAGCAAGCGTTAAATCACGCGCAGCTACTTGAGCTTCTAATTCAAAGTTCATGATTTCCATATCTGCAGCAGCATCTTGTTCATTATCTACTTCATAAAAAACATTACCATTACCTGGATGCAGTTTTAAAAATTGCTGTAAAATTTGATTTTGTCTTGAAACTCTTAGCATTCCTTCTTCAAAAATAATAGGTTCTAATATAGCGTTACCGTCTTGCTCATCTTCAAAAATAGATTTTTGATTTCTAGCATAGCGTAATGATCTATTAACTCCTGTTTCTTCATCGAAGTGAAGTAAGGCTTTTCTTTTTGTGTGTTTAGATGCCAGCATATAGGAAAGTGGTGCTGCATCTCTTCTTAATCTGTATACCTTATCATGGTATACTTGTTTACTTTTTTTCATTTGATTTAATTTAAAATTTATAAAAAATATCTAGGGGGTGAATTTCACCCCCCCGATATTATTGAACTACTTATTATGCATCTTGGAATAAGAAGAAGTTGTTTGCACCTAAAGTACAAAGCGCTCTTTCTGACAAGAAGTTAACTTGCATTACATCAGTTCCTGAAGTAGCAGCGCCACCAGCAGATCCTGTAATCCATGTTTTGTATCTTCTATCTTCAGTTTCAGAAGCTCTATATCTTACGTGTAAGAATGGTCTCTTAGCGTTCTTACCTAAGATTTGATCATATACTGAAGTTGAACCAGCTGGTACAAGTACCCCGTTGATTTTCCCTCCAACAATATCACCTCTCATAGTAGGATCGTTAAGGTATTTCCAATCTGTTTTGTAGAAATCATAACCTCTTCGGAATCCAGAGAAACCTAAATTTAAAGCCATCTCTTCATCATTATCAAATAATCCATAAGAACTACCACCTGCACCATAAGAATTTTGTGCAGCTAACATATCATCGATATCAAAAGAAAATTCTCTGTTTAAGAATAATACGTTTTCTTCGATAGCTCCTTGCTTATCTAATCTTTGAATGACAGCATCAAAGTCTGCTAAAGCAGCAGGTACTCCACCACCCCAAACATTTCCTCTTTGACCTAACACATAAAACAATCCTTCAGATCCTTTATTACCTGCTCCTGATGCTACTCCAGCTGCAATAGCTGCTACACCAGATCCTGCTTCAGCTGGAACTGCTTCCACCATAGCTGTTTCTAGGTAATCTTCAAATCTTAATCTTGTTTCATGTTCTGATTTTAAATACCATAAGTATCCTGTTGCTCCGTTTTCTGTAGTAACTTCAATCCATCCAATTTGAGCCATATCAGAACCAGATACTTCGTAAAGATCTTTGATAATGATTGGGCTGTTTTGGAAAATGACATCGTCAGCTTCTAAAGAATTTTCCATAGCAACTGAACCTTTTTGAAATTCAGAACCATATATAAATAATGAACACTGTACAGCTGCAGCCATTGTCTGACCACCTGCTTCATAATACGCAACATCAATTGTTCCTGCTGCATAGTTAACTGCAGTAACGATACCTTTGTTACTATTAGTCGAACCAACTGAACTGTCTGATAACATAAATGTTTGTCCTACTCTAATAGCAATTCCTCCTGTACCTGGTACAAGGGCGTCATTAATAGTTAATGTAGCAACATCTTGAGCTGCTGCTGCAGCTGAAGTTACATTCGCGTATTTAGTGTGTAATCTTCCTTGTTCCGCCCATTTGATAAGGTCAGAATTAGAAGGCATTTCAGCGCCTACCATTCTTAAGAATGACGCTACTGTTCTATTACCATATCTTTCAAACTCCTTTTCATAAGTATCTGGAAGATACTGATTCAAGAAATTGAAATTAGTAATATAGTTTGATTGTACGGCTACTCTCTCAGCACTTGGTTGTAACGCAAATGATGGAGCGCCGGCTACTGCTCCTGGCATAATTTTTAATTTTTAAATGTTATTAATTATTTTTTTTTATACTTCTAATCTTTAAACCTCGACCTGAATCTTGATTTAGAGATCTTACTTTGAAGCCAGATTTTGATGTGACTTGTGGAGCTGATCTTACATCCATATTTATGTTTTTTGTTTTTTTGGATATATTATCAACAGCATCAGCCTTGCCTTGTTCGTAAAAGAACTTAGCATACTTGTCTGGATTCATGGCCATAGATAAAGCTCTATGATACTGCGAAGTGTTTTTTACCAAACCTCTATCATCAACATATTGTTGGATAAAATTATCGATAGACGATTGACTCTTTTTAACATCTTCAACAGCAGAAGGTAAATAAGAAATCTTTTTATCATTAATAACAAACTCAAAACCTTTGAAATCTTTATTAAATACTTTATTAGTTTCTTCTTTAAACCAATTTAGCTTATTAGCTGTTTCCTTTTCGTAAACAGCATTTTGCTCTATGTACTCTCTATAAGCTTTTATTTCCTTATCATCACTCTCAGAAACAACTCCTCTTGACTCAAGTGGAAGCTTGTATTTTTCTTTTTGTTCTTTAAAGTACTTTTTAGCTTTAGATAGTTCTCTTTTTTTTGCTAGTTGTTTTTTCTTTTTTTCTTTGTCATCATCTAAATCCTCATCATAACCAAACTTATCATCCATTAAATATTGTATATCTTCTGAATCTAAACCTTCTTCGGTTACAGAATAATAACTAGCAATTAAAGAATCAGGATTCATAGAATCATAATCTTGTTGTAATTTTACAAAATCATCAATCCCTCTTCCTGTTTCTTTTTTGTATTCAAAGTAAGCTTTAACGTCTTCAGGTAATTCCTCTGACGTATTACGCTTAACAATGAAATCATCCAGTGAAGATACCTCTTCACCGTATTTGTTTTCAATATATGAAAGAACGTCACTATCTGACATTTCTGGAGCAGAAACTTCTTGAGTTTCAACTTCAGGTTCTTCAACTTTTTCTTCTACTACTGATTCCTTTTCAGGAGGAGCCTTTTGAAGATTAATACGCTCTACACCATCCTGTGGTGCAGAATTGTCTAATGCCTCTTGCTGAGCTTCATGCTTATCAAGTAGTTCTTTTTCAATTTCTTGTGTTGACTTAGATTCTAATTCACCTAGGTCTTTTACTTTAATTTCCATTTGATTTAATTTTTTACAAAGTTAAACAATAATTCTAAATATATTTAAGACCTTTTATATGAGTATAAAGATCTTTTCCTAATTTTTCTCCTACCGTTTTATCGGACTCATAATGAACTCTTGCTAAAAGTCTACTATTAGATATATTATCTGATGCTTTTTTAAATTCTGTTTTTAAATTAGGATACATATCTGTTAAAGCAAGCGACACTAATTTTGATTGCGCGGAGTGACCTGAAGGAAATGCAGGAGTTTGTGCGCTTTTCATTTTTAAATAATCTAAGTTAATGTTAAATTTTTCTGCATTCACATTAGGCCGTGGTCTTTTGTGATAATTTTTAATCTTTAATATTATTGGCTCAGATTCTTTCAATAATTTTTCTACTACTTTATATGGAAAAGGTTCAATTCTATATGCAAAAATATTCTGAAATACATTTATTATGTTATCAAATTTATTAGCCTGAATTGTATTTAAAGGTTTTAGTTTTAGATTTTTTATTTCATTTAATGTCTTTAGTGAATTATCACTAGGATAAGAAATTGATTTATATTTGTCAATGCTAAATCCTGAAAACATTATCTAGGGTCAAATTCAGCTAAATCAAAACCATCTAAAGTATCTTCATTAGATTCAAAACTTATAGGTGGTAAATTATTTTTTCTTTGTTCGATTAATTTTGATTGCTCAGTATTAGCTTGACTTATTCTTTTGTTTTTAGCTTTCTCTCTGCTTTTTTCTCTTTGATCTACAGCTTCTTCTTCTCTACCTTTTAACTGCATATTATAATCAAATTCAACTTGCATCAATTCACGTTTTAACATAGCTTCATTTTTAAGTCTTTCAATATCAAAAGCTACTTCTGCTTGTTTTGCTTGCATTTTTACTTGAGCTTCCATTTGAATTTTTTTCATTTCTTGTTCAGCTTGCATTTGTTGAACTTGCATTTTTGTTTGCGCATCCATTTGTTTTTGTGTCATTGCAAATTGCTGATCTTTTTCTTGTTTCTTTTGTCTTTTTACTTTAAGTAATTGATTTGCAAGTTTAATGTTTTTTAATTCTCTTATATCAATAGCATCTTCTAAATTTATATCGTTTTTAGATAAAGCCATTTGGATATTTTGTTCTAGCTGAGCTTTTTCTTCTTCATCCGGAGCAACTTCTATAAATATACCAAAGTCATATATGTATAAATCTTTTATCTCTTCTAGTATACCTACATTGTATTTGCCGATTTGCATTTTAAATTCCTCTTTGAATTCTGCATACTGTAATATATCTGCAATCCTAACAGATAAAGCTTCTGCTAAAGTTTGAGTTATATATAAACTAGCATGTAGAATATGACGAGTTGCTGTATTAGAATTTAAAGCCGCTAATTTTTGCACACCTACCAAAGCATATGGGTCTGGTTTTGAACCATCTCTAGCTTCATTTAAACCTGTCACACCTCTTAGCATATCCATGTAATGATTATAAGTTCCTATTAAACTATTAATCTTGCCTTGACCACTACTAGCTGTCAGCTGTTGGATAGGTACTCTAGCGTTATTAAATTCACCATCTTGCGTATAGCTTCTACCAATAACAGAACCGGTTTGGAAATATAACCTTAATGCATCTTGAGGGTTATAAGCATTACCTGTCCCTAAGTCTACTTCATTTAATCCATCCGCATCTATAAAGACCCCGTCTGGTACAGTTCGTGCGATTACTTGTTGAAGTTTTAAATGTGTCATTTGAATTAAGTCAGCAAATGTAATCATACGTCTTACTAAAGATTCTATTGCGCCTTTATACATTCTTGGAGCGCAAGCCACATAATTAGGCATTGCATATTGAGAGGCTGACTGAGGCCTTACCATGTTCTCCATTTTATTCCATTGAAGCATTATATTTGTTCCCATAACCATAACACCTTCATACCATACATCTATTTTCTTCTCTACTTTCTCAAAATTCCCCTCATCCATCATTTCTTCTGGGGGATTAAATTGATCGTCTTTTTCTATAACTCTTGCCCCACCTCCATCTAGTTTCTTTTTCTTATATACTATTGAGTTAGTTGTTTTATAGTTAAAATATAATAAAGTTGCAGTATCTCTGTTAAAAATACTATTTTCATAAAATTGAGCTACATTATAATAATCATACCACGCTTGACTATATTGAGAAATTTCATCTAAATCATCATTAGTTAATGTTGGATCAATTTTAGGAAGCTCTGTCATTGGGACAGTTTTTATTTCACCCCAATAGAAACAATCTTTAAAATACGGATCTTCCGTATAACTATATACTACATTAGCTGGATCCACATAATTCACCTTTACTCCTTCACCAGCCAAAAAATACTGCTTTGTCATTCCAACACCTAGCACCGTTAAATCATAATCAACTCTTTTTCTAACTTGAGAATAATGATTTTCTTCAAACAAAGTATTTATAGCTTCTTCTTCCGCAATCTCAATACCTGGTTTGTAGTTTAATTGCATGTACAATGCAAGCTCTTCATCATTGTTTGGAAGTTCTTCTGGATCAGTTGCAAAAGGATTTACACCAAATCCTTTTTGTATTTGACTTAGTATAGGTTTAGCCACCATATCCGCTTCAATCATATCTTGAAATGAAGAACGATTTTCAGCAGACAGAGCATCTTGAGAATATGCTTGAACTTTAAACAATCTGTCTGACATTCCATTAACTACAATGTCAACAAACTTAGGTATAATAGGAACAGGTGTCCAATCTAAATTTAAATAACTTAAATCGCCATCTATTGCTAATTCATTTTTATATTTTTGAACTGACTGCTCACCTCTAGCGTACAGTCTTAATCTGTGATAATCTCTCCATTGAGAGTAAAACCTACAAGTGCTACTGTCTTTTCGAAACCATTCATATTGAATTGCTTGTCCAATTTGCAATCCATATTCTACCGTATCTTTTTCACTATCAGAAACAAATAAGCTCGGAAACCCAACTGGGTTTATATCAATTTTTACATCTACCATTAAGTACGTATTTTGCTATATATTCCCTTATTATTATACATTGCAAAGTTAATCTTTATTTTTGACTCTTTTTTTTGCGGTGTGTATAAGTGTTTTTGATTAGCCATTATAGCCAGTCCGGTACTTATACTTGCATCAAACTTAGTTCTGTTGTTAATATTAAATCTAGCCCAGTCTTCTAAAGTACGATTAAAATACATACTACCCATATCCAATTTATCTCTAAACGAACCTTCCATATCCATACCTACATACTTTTCTATATAGCTTTCAATAGCACTAGCATGAGCCTGTTTTACTTCTTCAGAAGAATTAGGTATTCCTCCTATTTCTTTTTCTGATTTTGATAATTTATTATAAATTTTATCAGGCCTATTCATACAATATTTTCTATACCCTCTGTTTTTAAAATGATATAATAATCTAGGTTTATTATTTTCTATTAATATTGGCATTCCATAAAACACACAAGCCATAAGAACGTCTTCAAAAAACAACTCTGCTGTTTGAGGTCTAGCAACATACTCTAAAAAAAACTCATTACTAGGAGCGTTATCCATATTAAATTTAGTTAGACCATGCAATGCTCCATTAGATCCGCCACCACCTACTGTTCCAGATATATCATATGAGTCACAACCAAAGCTACCTAAATGTTCGTTACCCGGCAAATACATTCCGTTGTTATTTAACCTGCAATTTTGCAAGTTTTTTTCTGGTATCCAAGAAACTAAAAACCTGCCTCTTGAATCTGGAGACCATACTACTTTAGAGTCTTTGATTCCATCTTTCCAACTAAATCTACCTTGCGTTAAAAAATGTTCTTTAATTAAAGAGTCATTGTAATCTATTTGCTGATAAATTTTTGTTAAATTAAATAATGACTGTTTACTTTCATCTCTAAATGCATGTGAATCAGTTCTTGGAAATTGCCTGTAAAATTCATTTAAAACATCTGGATCTTTTTTTAATGATTCTACTTCGTTTTCCCAATAATTAATAGCACCATGATAAATAAACTCTCCATCAGAACCTATAATATTTTTGTCTGGAGTCTTAAACACAGGCATTCCGTACCTATCTATGTATCCTTCAAAATTCCATTCCATAGGTATAAAAAGATTATATAGTCCACTTTTTGTTTGACCGTTTTGATTTCTGTTTTTTACATCAGAATCATAAAATAGTTTTTTAAAATTAGAACCTCCCTTGTCTAATGCGTTAGATGTAGAGCCCATCATGCACTTTCCAATAATTTTACTACCCAACCTTAAACAAGTCTTGGTTACATTCCAATTATTTATAATGTTATCTGGCTTTAACCATTTACCTGATTCATCATGAATTAATAGTTTTAATTTTTCCCCATCATAACTGTTGTCTGCAGTGTTCTTCCAATCTATAGTTGTATCCAATCCTTCTAACTCTTCTTCATTTGCCTGAAACATATTTTTTTTAGTAATCTTAGAAGCTGGAACTCTGTAGGCTAATTCAGTTTTTGGCCTATCCATACCGTCCTGTATCGGTTTAAAAAAGAAAGGATAGTTGTTAGAAATAGGAACTACCTTATCTGTAAACATTTTTTTAGCATCAGATCCTGTTTTAGAAAGTACACCTACTCTTGCATCTTTACTTATAGTAGCTGTATTAACCGCTTCACAAGAACCCATAAACGAAAAACCTGAACGTCTTATTTTCAAGTAACACATACCAAAACTTCTTTTATCAGCCTTACATGCTTCCCAAAAAATATAAAATATTCTGTTAGCCTCTCGAAAATCTGGTTTACCAATATCTATTTTTGTCCATTGCAAATACATATAATGAGTCCCTGTTATGTATGTAGAATTTCCGTTATTATAAAACCAAAAGCCTTCGTCTCTTCTATCAAACTCAGTTTCAATATAATCTACCCATTGATTTTTAAATTCAGTATTCATTTCGTGCCATTGAAATATTGAATTAATTTTTGATAGCATTTTAGGATACTCAAATACTGACCAATATTGATCTGAAGTTTTTTTAGATTTTTTAAAAATTTGATTTGGAGTTTTTGGCAAACCAATTAACAAACCATTTATATTATATATATCACCTACCGTACCGTCTTTACTAATAACAACCAAATCATGTTTAGGATTATAACCATAAGACCAGGATCTATGCTGATTCATCTTTAGCATAGATTGTTTAGATACATGATTTTTTACTACAGTATATAATTTATTTTGATCGTCTTTCTGCAAATCCTTGTATTGATTTTTCTTCTACTTTTTCAACTCCGTTTAATAAATCTTTTTCTAATTCAATTCTTGTTAATATTTCAAATGCATCAAATATAGCAAGCTTTTTAGTAGCAGCTGCATTCTTTAATCTATCCGCAGCTAACTCATCATCTTTATCATATTTAATAATATCTTCTTTAGCTACTTTTATTAATTGTGATACAGCTAATCTGCCTGCGCTAATTATTTCAATCTTTAAATCTTTTGTTGTTTTCATAATACCATAGTTATATTATTCCAAAACATTCTGTATAGTTTTTCTCCATTTATATAAAAAGGATATTCACACTCAGGCTCAAATACTACTTCATCATTTTCATTTACACCTAAGTCAGTTAGTTTTTGATTAGAATATTTAACTATACCTACAAGAGGTTCTTCCTCTACAGGTTTCATAATTATTGATTCTCTTACAGGCACGGGTTTTATAAAACAATACTTAGAATGAGTTTGCCATTTACCTTTATTATAATACATATAAAACTGATCGTAATCAATAAAAAATAAATCTTCTTTAAAAAAACTTCTTCCGCTTTTTTCTCGACCTTTCATGTCATAATATATTTTAAAAACATTATGATGAACTAACAATATATCTCCTGTGTTTATTTCTCCCTTATAATTTAATGGACAACTAACTACTTCAGCAAATCTATTGGAGGCCGTGTGATCTTCTTGAGAAACACTTGTAAAAAAATCTATACTTCCTATTTTTTTTACATTATCATATCTTCTACCCTTTAAAGGTTTTACTATAAAGTAATAAGGAGATTTCATTAAAAATTTATATTATATTCTATAGATATAGGCATGTTAGAATTAAATTCTTTCCATAATAATACTTCATTATTTTGTTCAATCCAAATTTTTATTGAACTATTTAAAGAATCATGTTTAATTAAATGTATAGTGTAACTACCACCTAACACAGGCTGCCCTATTAAGTAATGCATAGCGTTCGATTTATAATCAGAACCTATTGAAATCTTCCTAATATCCATTTTGATTAGAAGCTTGAACCGACTGTTAGCACTCTATAGTATACATTTACATACAATACTCCTGTACCCTGTGTAGGATTACTTCCACCAGCGTTTAAAGTTAGCGCAGTGTTTTGCGCTATACTTTCTGAAGAGGTGTTAGGAGTCTCAGGTTTAAAAACTGCGTCCACAGCTGTATTCATACCTGTTGAGCCATTTGGAACCGATCCTATCGTTTCAGAACCTATTTTAACTAGCAAATTAGGTGCAAAATCATAAGGGGTAGCTCCCGCATCCAGGTAGCACATTATGCTTATTATATCAAGAACTTTTCCTGCTCCTGGTGCTGCAACCAAGGTTGCTGGCGTAGTAGCTAATGTTAATAAGGTTGCGCTACTTACAGAAACATTTGCTATTACAGGAGAATCCGCAGCTAAACCTAAAAAACTTTGAACTTGTGAAAGAGTCACAGTTTTAGTTGCTAATGAATTATTTGCATCTGTTATAATTAAGTAATCGCTTCCATCTAGATTACTAATTGTAGGGTATGCGGTTATATTACTTATTTTCGCCATCTTCTGGTTTGTCTTTTATTTCACCAGTTTGTAAATTAATGACTACGTTGTCTCCGTATTCTTTAATCAACTCGCCTTCAAAAGTTTTAAACTCAGCTCTTAAAGTTTCGATAGCAGCTACTACCTGGAATTTTCTTACCTCTAGCTCAGCTACTTGTTGATGCATGGCGGTGAATTGTTGGTTTAATTCTTGAAGTTTACTTAAATGTTCTTCACTTACTTTTTTTACTTGTTCACTCATTATATTATATTTTATTGTTATTTTTTCAAATTTACTTAAATTATTTTACTTTATGCGTTTTCTAACGCTGAAACTTTTGCAGACAATTCTTGTATAGCTTTTACTAATACAGGAATTAATCTTCCGTAAGAAGCTTGTAGTTTTTCAGGGTCTGATGAATTTACTAATCTTAAAAAATCATTATCTAACCCCTGTAGTTCTTGTGCTATAAATCCAACGTCTTTAATTCCACTCGTTGAAGGTTTTACTGTTTTAAATGTTTCAATAACTTCAGTAACATCTTTTTCGCCATCTTTACCTGGTGTAATTTTTTCTTCTGTTTCAATTACAACTTCATCTCTTAAATCCCAAACAAATTTTCTAGGCTTCAAGCTCATTACAAGATCTAATCCATGGTCTAAATCTACTATATCAGATTTATCTCTTTCATCAGACAAGGCTGTAATAGTTTGAACCTGACATTTTAAAGCCGTAACACTTGAATTACCTAAAACAATTT